CCAAAAGGGCAAGCGCATGATCAAGATCAACGCGATCACGCAGGCCCACCTGATCAAGCTCCTCCTCGAAGGCACCTACACCTGCCAGGAACTGGCCAACGAGACGGGCCTTCACTACGTGACCGTGTGCCAATACACACGCGAACTCCACAGGGCAGGCGCTGCCCACATCAGTGGCTGGGAGAAAGACCCGCGAGGCCGTGATCTGGCGAAAATCTACAAACTTGGTGTGGGCAACGACAAGCGGCGTCAGAAGAAGACGCAGGCCGAGCGGCAGCGTGCCTACCGCACCAAGAAGAAGCAGATCAAACTCATGGAGATGTTGACATCATGCAGTGCCCCGAGTGTGGAGCGAGAGCCCACGCCCTTGAAGTTAGAGCCACAACTGGTGGACTGAAGCGAAGGAGATATGAATGCTCACAGTGCAAACAAAGGTTCACGACAGTGGGGACACCGAAAGACCTGCGGCTGGACATGCACAACAACCCTCACCGCCACGAGCAAACGATACGCAAGTCGCGGGCAACCACTACAAGCAGTTCCAAATCGAACCCTGGGACGCCATCATTGACTGGAATCTTGGCTACTTGGATGGCAACGCCGTCAAATACCTCAGTCGATGGCGACACAAGAACGGAATAGAAGACCTCAAGAAGGCGCGTCACTACATCGACAAGCTGCTTGAGGTAGAGCAGGCAAAGAATCTATAGGCGGTGCGTTGGTTTGGTAACGGTGGAAAGCCTTGCAGATGCGACCCACTATTACCGCTTGCGCAGCGCCGCCTGAAATGCATAGGCTGCGCAAGCACTCCATGCCTAGACCGAGGGGGCTAGGAATCTGCATCACCCCCTCACCCACAACCAAAGGAGAAAGCAATGGGCTTATTTGGCGGGGTCACCTACGACCCAGAGAAAGACAAGGATAGGCTGCTCACGCAGCTAGGCCGTGTTCGAGATGTGATGTTCGATGGCCAGTGGCACACGCTGGCCGAGTTGGTGGTTCGATGTGGCGGCTCCGATGCCTCGGTCAGCGCCCGCATACGCGACCTTCGCAAGAAGAAGTTCGGTGAATACACCGTCCACAGGAAACGCATACGCGATGGCTTGTGGGTCTACAAACTGGAGTTGCCCGATGGCTACAACCCCCGAAGTCAAGGTCAAGAAGCAGTGCGTGACACTGCTCAATGCCCATAAGGTTTATTACTTCTTCCCCGTAGCCTCGGGCTACGGTAGGGTGGGCATCCCCGACATCATCGCCTGCTGCGATGGCCACTTCCTGGCCATCGAGTGCAAGGCAGGCAAGAACAAACCCACCGCTCTGCAGGAAGCTGAGATGCTCAAGATACGCACGGCAGGCGGCACGACCCTCGTGATCAACGAGGACAACATCAACGAACTACAGGGGTGGTTAGATGCTAGGAGTCAACTACATGAACAATGAAGATTACGGGCGCTACATGGAGGCGGAGGTCGCCAACATGGAGCCGGAGAAGAAGGAGGCGCTGATCCACGCCATCAAGACGCTGTTCCGCGCCTTCTCGGAAGACAACACGCAGGGCGTGCTCATACTGCTTGAGAAGGGCGAGTGCATGACGACGATGGGGCTGAACGCCACATACGACGAGTCGGTGCGCATAGTCAACACGGCGCTCAACGTCTTCATCGAGGACGCGATCACGACAGAGACAGAAACAAAACACTAAGGAGAAGCATGAGCCTACCTTTCACGCGAGTCATCGCGCTTGATTTTGAGACTGCCTGGGACAGGAAGGAATACACCCTGTCCAAGATGACCACCGAGGAGTACGTCCGCGACCCGCGCTTCAAGGCTTGGGGCCTGTGCTGGAAAGAGGTGGGGGAAGAAGGCGCTGCGGTATGGGTGCGCGGCAAGGACATCCAGGCGTGGGCCGATGGAATAAATTGGAACGAGACAGCGGTGCTCGCACACAACGCCCAGTTCGACGTGACGATCCTGTCCTGGCGCTTCGGGGTTCAACCCGCCTTCATCTTCGACACGCTCAGCATGGCCCGCGCGCTGCGCGGCATCGAGGTGGGCAACTCCCTCGCACAACTGGCGCAAGACTTCGAGCTTCCGCCCAAGGGTCAGGCGGTGCACAGCACGGACGGGATGTTGGAGTCCATCTCCTTCGAGGTGGAGCAGGAACTGGCTGACTACTGCAAGCACGATACCTTCCTGTGCGAGGAGATATTCAATCGGCTGATGCCTGGGTTCCCGCCCAAGGAACTGCGCCTCATCGACATCACGCTCAAGATGTACACGAGGCCGCTGCTGGAACTCGACCGGGGGATGCTGAAAGCGGCCATCGTAGAAGAAAGGGAAGCCCGTGAAGGACTGCTACAGAGGCTCGGCGTGGATGAGGCTGCGCTTGCGTCAAATGATAAGTTTGCTGCGCTCCTCGAACAAATCGGAGTTCCTCCGCCGATCAAAACCAGCAAGACCACGGGGCTTGAAACGTACGCGCTTGCGAAAAATGACGCCCTCTTTCAGGCGCTGCTCAACAGCGACAACGAAGACGTGATGCTGCTGTGCCAAGCAAGGCTGAAGGTCAAGTCCACCAGTGAGCGCACGCGTGCACAACGCTTCCTCGACATCGCGCACCGTGGCCGGTTGCCGGTCCCGCTGAGTTACTTCGGCGCAGGCACCGGGCGGTGGACGGCGAGCAAGGGGTCGGCCATCAACATGCAGAACCTCAAGCGTGGCAGCTTCCTGCGCAACGCCATCATGGCGCCCGAGGGCCACCTGCTGGTGGCCGGTGACCTCTCTCAAATCGAGCCGCGTGTGCTCGGCGTGCTGTCGGACAACGACGCGCTGTTGGATATTTTTAGATCAGGGAGTGATGCCTACGCCCAGTTCGGCGCACAGATGTTCGGCATCCCGGGCCTGACCAAGGACACGCACCCCGTGGAGCGGCAAGCAGCCAAGAGCGCGCTGATCGGGGCAGGCTACCAGTTGGGTTGGGCGTCGTTCGCTGCGCAGCTTCTGGTGGGGTTCCTGGGCGCCAAGCCGCTGCGCTATACCAAGGAGGACGCCAAGGTGCTGGGCGTCACGGGCGAGGATGTCAGGCGCTTCCTTGAGTGGGACGAGAACCTCAAGAAGCTGGAGGCCATCCCGCACACCTGCTCCACCCTGGAGTTGGCCATCCACTGCCTAGCAGCCAAGGCCATTATCGACAAGTACCGCGCCGCCTCGCAGCCCGTGGTGGAGTTCTGGAACCTGTGCCAGGAACTGATCGAGTACAGCCTGTACCGGGGCAAGGAATACAAGCACAAGTGCATCACGTTCCGCAAGGAACAAATCGTCTTGCCAAGTGGCATGGCGATGCGGTATCCTGATCTCCGCCAGGACAAGGATGAGGGTGGTCGATCCCAGTGGTCGTACGCTGATGGCAAGAAGCGCATCAAGCTGTACGCCGGGAAGATCACCAACAACATTGTTCAAGGCACGGCGCGCTGCGTCATGACAGACGGGATGCTAAGGGTTGCGAAGAAGTACCCTTTGGTAGGCACGGTGCATGACGAATTGATCGCCGTGATACCGGAAGGAGACGAAGATTACGCTAAGACTTGGGTCTTGGCGCAGATGACTATGGAGCCGCCGTATTTACCGGGCATCCCGCTTGATGCGGGAGTCGGTGTTCACAAGCGGTATGGAATGACCAAAGACTAAACAAAGGAGAGAGCATGCCCAACATCCCCGTCCGCATCCGCGTAGGCAAGCAGATGTATTCCGTTGACGTAGTCGAGTCCATGCGCCGCAAGGCGACGATGGGTCGCACGTACTACGACATGGGTCGCATCGAGATCGGCGCCAGCAGCAACACCACTGGGCGCAAGTTCACGGACGCCGAGATCGACGACACCTTCTGGCACGAGGTCACACACGCCATCCTCTACGACATGGGCCATCGCCTGTACAACGACGAGCACTTCGTCACCGAGTTCTCAGGGCGCCTTGCCAAGGCCATCAAGTCAGCCAAATTCAAATGAGCGAAGCAAACATCACGTGGAGCCACAGCGGCCTGAAGGACTTCGAGGGCTGCGCGCGGCGCTACCACGAGGTCAAGGTTCTCAAGAACTACCCGTTCCAAGAGACGACGCACACCATCTACGGGAAGGACGTGCACAAGGCCATCGAGGACTACGGCAAGGACGGCACGCCAATCCCCGAGAAGTACGCGCAGTTCAAGCCGGTGGTGGACGCGGTGCTGAACAAGCCGGGAAGGAAATTATTTGAACATGAGATGGGTGTGACGCGTGACCTGCAGCCTTGCGGCTTCAACGATCCCAATCGTTGGGTGCGCGGCATTGCCGACCTGCTGATCATTGACGACGACAACCTGTCGGCCAAGGTGGTTGACTGGAAGACGGGCAACAACAAGTACCCCGACCGGGATCAACTGATCCTCATGTCGCTCATGGTGTTCACGCACTTCCCCCATATCAGGCAGGTGAAGTCGGCGCTGTTCTTCCTCGTCAAGGAGTCGATGACTACCCACGCCATGCTGCGCGGTGAGGCTGAGGAAGCATGGTGGCGCTACCGTGAGCGTGTGGCCAAGCTCGAAGCAGCGCACGCCACCGACGTGTGGAACCCATCACAGTCCCCTCTGTGCGGATGGTGCCCTGTGGCCACCTGCACGTTCAACCCCAAGCACTAGGAGCCAAGCATGGCCACGCGTGACTACAAGAAGGAATACGCCGAGTACCACGGCAAGCCCGAACAGATCGCCAACCGAGCCGAGCGCGTCAAGGCGCGGCGCGTGATGGAGAAGACGGGTGCAGCCAAGAAGGGTGACGGCAAGGACGTAGATCACATCAGACCGCTCAGCAAGGGCGGCACCTCCGCGAAGACCAACCTGCGCATGCGCAGCGTCAAGGCCAATCGCGG